TCGATGGTCATATGGCTTTTCGGATGATGGTCGTGAGGTTGTCGGCCCACTCGGCAAGGGTGGCTTCGATGGTTTTCTGCGGTTGGCCGTGCAGCCGGGTGGCGAGGGTCTTGGGCATGACTTCGAGCATCTGCTTGGCGGTGATGTGCGGGCGGCTCGTGATGTCGCGCGCTTCGTCGTAGAAAAGGGTGATGGCTTCCTGGCGTTGCCAGTCTCGGAAATCCTTCTCGGCCTTGATGCGGTTGTTCCTGGAGGCGATGTAGATTTGGTTTGCCTTGCGGATGTCTTCGACCGAGCCGCCGTTGCGCTTGCATATGACTAGTTCGTTGTAGCCGACCTTCTCGGCAAGGCGGGCGCGGCGGAGGGATTGGCGCGGCGTGTTGTCTTCGTCGTCCGGCTCGGGTGCGCTGTCGTGGACCGGCGGTGGTGGAGGAACTGGCAGAGGCTCGGCAGGCTCCGGCACTCTCGGAGGTTCAGCGACCTTTGAGAGTTTCGGCGCCGGTGGCGGTGTGCCGCGTTGCCCACGCTTGGCGCGCGGCGGTGCGTTCGATTCGCGCCAAGCCTGGGCGGCGTCCACGCTGGTCGTGGGCATGCCTTTCTTGACGAGGCGGGAGACGACCGACTTGTCGATGCCGAGGCTGTTGCTTAATTCCGTGATGCCCACGGCTTGTGCAACGATGTCAAATTATGCAACGCTCAAAAGAATGACGAGCGACTGGCAAACTGCGATGGTTGAATGGTTTCGGTAGGGTTCCCATGCCGCCCCCCTCATTCGGAGTCGGCCAGCTTCGCGTTGATGCGTTCGATCCATTTGTCGTCCTGCCTTGGTTTCTTTCTCTTCTTCAATGGTTTGCGCTTGGGTTTGGATAGCCATGGGAATTTTGTTTCGTGCGCCTGTTCAAGGGTTACGAACCGATGGCCTTTGGTGCATATCCTGCGCCTGTATCCGTCGCGGGTTGCAATGACTCGGGTGTCGGTGCCACAGGTCGGGCAGGTCACGCGAGGAGTTGGCGGATCCGTGCCGCTGTCGTCTCCATAGGTGTAAGGAGTTCGAGGGCGCGCTCGAGCCGTGCCTTGTCCCACTTGCCGATGTCGTCGGACATCTTGCGCTCCCAAAGTTGGAACTTCTGACTCAGCCCCTCGATGGTGACGATCGCTGTGGTTTTGTCCGTAGGATTCAGCGTGGGCTTTTCGGCCGGCAATGACAGCCCGAGGTCCAGCTCGAGTTGGAGTTCCGTGTCCGCCATAAACTCCGCGCCCCACCGCTTGGTCGCATAGTCTCGGGATTGAGCCAGCCACTTGGATGCGGCGTGCTTGCAGGTCAATATGTCCTTATGGATCGCCATCCACTCCTCGCGGGTGGCGTCTGGGTTGATGGTCACGCCGCTGAGGGTGTATGTCTTTTGGTCGATGAGTTGTGTCATGGTGTTGTGGTTTTGAGTGATGCTCTGTATCTGGCAATGGCTGCCGACTTGGCAGCCGTGTGTGGATCCGTGGCTTTCGCCCGGAAGGTTTCTCTGGAGGAATTCTTCTTGCGGAACTTTGTGCAGTCGAATGTGTCGCGCTTGCCGCTGAGGACATCGCGCACGCCGACCGTGTAATGGCTCACGAGCGCCCTGGTGACGCCTAGCTCCCGAGCCACCTGAGCCTGCGACATCTTGCCGTTGAGCTGGTCCAGCCCAGCCGCGAACGCGATCGCGTTAGCCATGACCGGCAGGTTGTTCGTTTCGAGGAGAAGCCCGACGACCTTGCCGAGGGTCAACGCCTGCTGACGAACCTCGGCGGCTTGGAGCATCGAAATGACTTTGCGAGCCACCGCGGGCGTGGTGCCGAGTTCATCGGCGAGGGTGTCTTCGGGGGTGTCGAGGTCGTAGTCGGGCATATAGGCAGGCTCGCCGTTTCTTGCGGTAAAGGTGTTATTCATGTGAATTGCCGTAGTTGAATCCCGAGCGTTGGCGTGAGGCCTCGATCTTCCGGCGTTCGGGGGTCTTGCTCCAAAATCGATCACAGGCGGCGGACATCTCCTCGAGCATGTTGGCGAGCCAGGCTTCTCGGAACTCGCGGAAGCCTGCCACCTCTTGGACGATCTTGCCGTGTTTGCCGAATCGTGGCTTTTTGCGTTTGCTCATGGCTTGGCCGTCCTCCGGTTGAACTCGGCGATGAGCAGCGCATCCGCTGTGGCGTGCGTGACCTTGAGGGTCGGGAAAAGCTCCTGCGCCCGGCGCTTGCTCACATTCTTGTCGCCCTTAGTGAGACACCCCATTGCCTTCTGCCATGCCTGCGGCCGCACGCGCTCGAAGGGCACCCGCAGCGCGGTCAGAACCGCTTGAAGGCGTCCATACCCCTCCCCGAAGGTGAAAGCCGATTTGACGCCCATCTGCGGCGAAGAATGGACTAATTCCAGCATGGCCCGAGGCTCAGCCAGCGAAATGGCATCGCTGATGAGGTCGATCAGGTCTCGGTCCGTCTCGGGCATTTTGTGCGCCCATGGGTCGCAGCCGAGGGTTGGGATGAATGCGATACCGCCGGACAGGCCGGGGTCTATGCCGATGTAGAGTTTCATTTGTTAGTTGTTTGATTGTCAGAGATTCGTTCGGAAAATGTCGCCGTGGCTCCGTTCATTCGGACCGGCACGGCCCCGCCTCGCTCGCCGTCGCGGTTTTTGATGATGGTCAGGAATTGCTCCTCCGGCTGGCCTCCCACGAACCACACATGATCCGAGTGGTGACCGATGGCGCGGGACTCGCGGAGCTTCGGCGGGTTGTCGTCATTGAGTTGGGAGGCCGTCGCCACCGCGACATTGAGATGCAGGGCCAGCGACTTGAGCCGCTTCGACACCTCCGAGACATGTTGCTCGCGTGTCTCATTGGATCCGAGCGCCCGGAGGTGAATCAGTTGGATGTAATCCACCACGATCAGGTCGGCCTTGTCCTTCGCCACCAACTCCCTCGCCGCCCCATCGATCGCCTCCCACTCGGTCAGGTTGCTCTCGACCTCGAGCGGGTAGTGCGCCAGTTCCTGAGCGTAGGCCGTGAACTTGTTCGACATCCCCTGCGACTTCTCCCCTTCCCTGTTGCTCATCCGAAGAATCCCGACCGGAAACCCACACATGGCCGAAAGCATCCGCCCGACCACCTGAGTCGCCGGCATCTCGAGCGAGAAGACCGCCACGCGCTTGCCAGCCCTCAACGCATGGAGCGCCATTTGCAGGAGCATGATCGACTTGCCGCCCGATGTCGGCGCGGCCACGGTCAGGAGTTCCCCGCGCTTGAGGTGCGCCACGCGGTCCAGCGATCCGATCCCCGAGCCAAAGGTCTCCACCGGCTCCGTCTTCTCCAGGTCGGCGATCAACCCGTCGATGAGTTGCTTCATGCCCACGCGGGGCGTCTCCTGCATGGCCGCCGCGCCGTTGAGCGCCTCCGCCACGGCAGCGATGTCGCCCTCCTGCCGGAGAAACCCCTCCTCCGCCTTGCGGATTGCGGCCAGCGCCGTGCGGTAACGCCTCGCATCCATCAACGCCCCGCGATGCCATGCCGCCGTCCCCGAGTCGCCCGTTGGCATGACATCGTGCAGGTCATTGAGTTCGTGAGCACCGCCCGCCGCGTCGAGTTGACCCGTGGCTTCGAGTTGCGCCAGGACCGCCATGAAATCCGTTTTCACGCCGTCCTCGTGCAGCTTGCGGATCGTGCCGAGGATCAGTTTGTGCTTCTCGTAAAAAAACAAGTCCTCCGGCCAGCTCATCGCGTCCAGGTTGGCGAAATTCTGCATCAGGCACGAAATCGCCGCCCGTTCTGCCGGTTCGTTAAGAGGGATCGCCGCTTTCGGCATGATGGGAATGATTTTCTCCATGATTGCGTTCATAGGGACATGGGGGCTGGCGTGCTGCCGTAGGCAGACGCCTTATTATTCTTCTCTTCTCTGGTTACAGATTTGTTACGCTTGTCCCGTAACTTTTCCGTAACGGCATCGTTGCCGCGTTTCTTGGCCATTCGCAGGGCCGCAAGTGCTCGGTCTTTAGAGGTTTGGCTGTTGTGCCGATCGAAGTTTACAAACTCGATTTTGTCGCCTTTCACAATCAACCAACCGCATTTTGCCATCGCTTCATCGAAGGTCGGCGTGTGCGTGATTTCGCGGATGATGCGCAGCGCCGTAACGCCCGTTACGCCGTCAGCGTAACAATTCCGTGACGCCCAAGCCCACACTTTGACGAGCTTCCCGACCACCGCATCCAGGTCTAATCCGGTGTGGTCGGCAATCGCCGCCACCTCGACCTTCTCGTGCAGGTGGTTCTCTACCTTAATCCATTCTCCGGCCATGTTATTTTGTCTCCTTTATCAATTTGTTCTGTTCCCAGCGTTTCACCCGGCGCTCAAAGCTCTGCCACCGGATGTATTCCAACTCCCCCATGGCCCCATCGCGGTGCAGGAGGTCGGCAAACCAACCTCCCTGCGAGGCCATGCCCCACCCGCTGGTGTGGATGTGATGGCGGGATTCCAAAACCTCCCTCGGCCAATCACGGAGGCGTTTGCGCCAGTAGCGGCGCCGCTGTTCGTTCGGGAGGGTTCCAAATAGGTCGAGCTGAGTCATTTCTTTCCCTTCATTGTGTTTGCATTGCGCTCGATGTATTTCCGCACGCGCTCCATGTCCGCCTCAGCCTCCGCCTGTTCTGCCAGCGAGTAAGTGTGCCGGTAGTTCGGCAGCGGCTCCAGGCGTTGAATGCGCGGCCCGATCGGGCAGTCGTTCAAGCAAATAGAGAGGCGGAGGGAGAGGTCTTGGGTCATGTTAATCTTCCTTCTCCATTGCGGAATAATACGCCTCGTATTCGGCGTAATCATCAAACCCTGCGGCCCTTGCTATGGCATCCATCCGCTCGGCCTCTTTTTCCATTTCCTCAAGTTGGTGTTGTTTAGTTGCGCCCATTGAATCGCCTTTCAAATCTTTGAATTCAGCAAGTGGTAGGCAACTTCCTCGGGAAGTTGAAAGCCTCGCCCTCTGATTGCGTAGAGAAACGAAACAAACTCAGCTTCAATTAAATATCCGCTTGATCCGATCTCACTGTTTAAGTGTGTCGCGCAAGCCGATTCAGCAATTCGGTTAATTGGTGAAATATCAAACTTCCAATTTGAGCAATCTTTTGGCCCCATGTATCTAACCACAAAGAACGGGATTTCTGCGCGGGTCGCTAAATACGAAAGCGCTCGGATTGTAGGGTGAACTCTTGAAACAGGCCGTGCTCTAAAGTTTTTATATTCAATAATGCCAGCCGGTTTCCCGTAGTCGTATTCGACCATCAGGAAATCCAAGTCCACAGCAGGACAATTTATTCCCCACTCCCTGTGGCGTTCGCTCAATGCTTGGTCTCTCCACCCTGTTCTTTCTTGAGTAGTCATTTTTTTAATTGTGAAAATGCTTGCAATGCACGGGCCTTTGCGGTTTCCGCATGAAACGGATCAATGTCGCATCCGACAAATCGACGGCCCAAAGCGAGAGCCGCAACCGCCGTTGTTCCGGCTCCAAGAAACGGATCGCAAATCAGGTCTCCTGGCTTGGTTAGCCGATCAACCAGATCGACCATTCCGCTCTCGGATTGGCCCCAACCGTGAAACCGCTTGTCGTTGTCGTTCACCTTACTTATGGCGACATCGCCAAACCATTCGTCTGCTTCACCGAATAACAGAATCGGCTTCCAGAATGTGTTGACCTTCGCCTGCCATTGCTGCACCGCTTGGCCGCCTGGGGTCATGTAGGCAAGCGTCCACCGATATTTCAGGTGTTTGCTCATGGCCGCGTAGATTTGCGGCAGGTAGCTCTGCCCTGCCATGGCCGCAACCACCTTCACGCCAATTTTCGCGCAGTGCCTTGCCAGCTCTTCATAAAGCGGTAAAAACTCCTCTGGGTAGGGCGGGTCTGTTACAACCGCGTCAAGATGCTCAATGCCTTGGAATAAATCCGCCATCGAGCAAGCCCTGATGTCGCAGACGGACAGGAAGTCAGGAGTGCTTGCAATTTCCTCAACCGCGTCGCGGAGCTTTTGCTGCTTTTCTTCCCGCTTCTCTTCTTTAACGATGTCCTTATGCGCTTGGTTGATGCTAATTTCTCCGCTCGCCAGCTTGGCTTTAACTTGCGGAGTCGCTTTGGCTTCGATCTTTTTAACCTTGGCGACGGTGTCGTGTGAAACGCCTGCGATGGCGGCAATTTCAGCGCGGGTGTCTAGAGGTTGACTTTTTGCAGATTTCTGCAAAAGGTTATCATTCTGCGGCAAGTCTGTGCGCTTGCCTTGCTGACTGCGTTTCGCAATCGTATCCTCTAAGACAAGCACGAGTTTAGTGCGAATGTATGGCGGGAGATTTCGCCGACCGAATTGGTTACGAATAACCCACTCGATAGCGTGGGATCGATCATCGAACACCATCTCCACAGTCTCAAACGGAAGGCCGTGCCGGGTGCAAATCTCGTGGCGATTGTGGCCGTCGATCAGAATGCCGTCCCACACCACCAGCGGGTCGCGGCACCCATCGCGCAGAATATTGGCTTCCAGTTGGCTGAGTTCGTCAGGCGCTAACGGGGGGATTAGCGCCTTGAACTCTGGGTCGATTATGATCGTTTCCATGATTAAAACGGAATGTCGTCCGTCTCTTTGGCGGGTTTAGCCTTCGGCGCGGGCGCCGAGGCTTTGGGTGAAACCCAGCTGTCAATCTCGTGGTATCCCGTGTCGTCATTGTGTTCGATGATCACCGTGCCGGTGCGCCCGACGAGGTGTTCCGGCTCTACGCTGGCGTCCTCGTTTGGGATGATGGCAAAGCCCAGCGCCTCGCGGATTTGGTCGATCTTCCAGGCCGACTTGGCGGTGAAAACCATGTTGTCGTAGATCGTCCCGCCGTTGCTGCCGTCGGGGAGTTTCACTCGGCACTTGAGGCGGATGTATTCGTTTCCGGTGCGGTCGCTGATCTTGAGTTCCGCGCCCTCGATCTCGACCTTGTGTTTTCCAGGCGTGATATGTGGCGCTTGGGGTTCCTGTTGTTTGTATGTTGGCATATTATTTTTTGGATTTGATTTGGCGCAGGGTGTTTATCGGTGCCCCTGCCTTCACCGCGGATTCATCCACTTCCACACCGGCGTCGGCGCAGAACTGGCGAAATTTGTCGGCGCTCATCTTTCCGCCGAGGGCGAGGATGAGCGTCTCTTTGGAAACATTGGCGGAGGCCCGAGCGATGGCATCGGCCTCCACGAACTGACGGCCCGCGCCGGTCGTGACCTTCCAGCCCGGAATGTCCTCGCCAGCGGCGAGGCGTTCTTTCAGAGCATCGATGACCGGCTCGGCGATCTGCTTCTCGGCCAGCTTCCAGTTCGCGGCGAAGGCGGATAGCTCGACCGGATTGGCGAGGATTTGGTCGCGGATGTCGGAGAGCGCAAGGTCGGACTTGACCAGCGCCAAAGCCTCGGAGGATTGACGCACCAGAGCGCGGCACCCGTTTTGATGCGCACACCAACCGCAATACTCATTCGGCGTCGGCTCCGACAACCGGCTGCTGGCGTTTGCGATCACCGCCGAAACGGTCGCCTCGGCTTGCTCACGGGTGAAGGTGTAGGTGCGGCGGAGGCGTTGGTCCACATAGACGACATGAGCCGTCCACGAGTCGGCGAAATGCTCGTGCATGCAGGCCAGCGCATAGGCCGCGAGTTGCTGCCTGTAGTTCCGCACTTGGCCCGTTTTTATGTCCGCCACCCACTGAGCCCGAACGCATACCGCATCAGCCGTTCCCGGCTTCGAAAGGCCAGGCACCTCCATGCCGAGATATTCCTCTCGCGTCTCGACATGGTAGCCGCCGGAGAGCGTGCGAAGTTCATCCACTCCCCACCGCGCCACCGCCTGATCTTCTGCGGTCAGCGCGTCGAAGGTCGTGGGATCATCAACCAAAAGCTCCCTGATAGCCTTGTCTAGAAGCGTCCCACGCTCGGCTGCTGGGCTGGTGCCGGGTGCGCCCGTAAACAGGGCGCACTCGGCGAGTTTCGGCAGGGAGGAAGGGGAGATTTCCTTGATCACGCTGCGACCTCCATTTGTGCCTTGGCCTTCGCCACTAGAGCGGCAGGCCGCGCCACGATCTGCTGGCGCAGTTTCTCGCTGGCATCACGCCATGTCTGGCCCTCGGCGATGGATCCGTTGCTAACGAGGAAAAGGTTGACGACTTCCTCGTTGTCCTCGAGGACGGCCACCGACTCCCGGCCAATGATCTCCACGGCAGGCGCCGAGGTTTTGGGTGCAGGTTTGCCAAAGACATGCGAAACCGATTCCCACTCCATAGGCAACTCCTCGGCCAAGCCCGAGCGGGTCTTCGCGTCGTAGGCTGCCGAATGGGTGGTCAGGATGATGCGTTCCTTGCCCCCGATGCCCTTGGCCTTGCCGTTTTCCTGAGAAACGGCTTTCGTTTTGAACCGGAAGAACCACAACTCATCCGCCCATTCCTTCACCAGCGGCGAGGACTGTTTGGAGAGCTTCAGCTCATATCGGTCGTATGCGGCGAGGATGTCCGGCGGCTCGGTGCGCTGAACCTTGGAATGCGCCAGGACAACCACATGTTTACCGGCGTCGATGAGCGCATCCAAGGCGGTCAAAAACCGGCTGACCTTTTCCGCCGTCATCACCCAGCCCTTGCCGAATCCGAAATCCTCCACGGATTGCTTCTTGTTCGTAGCAAGGAGGTCTTCAACCGCCAACCGCTCCGCCCAATCGGCGCTGTCGATCACGATCGTCTCGTAGTCCGTCCGGCTGGCTTCTTGGATGCACTCGCCGAGTTCCTTCCAAGTCGAAACCGCCACACGGTCAACGGCGAGGTGGTTGCTGCCGCCCTCAATGTCGAGGAACAAGGGAGAAGGGAACTTGCTGGCGAAAGTGGTCTTTCCGACCGACTCCACCCCGTAAATGACCACCCGCTGTGGCCGCTGTTGTTTTCCTTTTACAATTTTCATATCACTCTGGTTGTTTGTTGTTTGGTCTGCGTTTTTTGGGATGCGCAGCCCCCCTTGGCCCCTGCGTCCCCCTTGGGGACTAGCGAGGCAAAATCATTCTCGTGAGGGACTCACGGCGGCCGCTTGCCAAAGGAGTTCGAGCGTTGCCCACTGGCAGTGCTTGAAGCACTCCGAGCACACCGGCCCGAGGTCGTTATCCACCTGCTCGGCTTCGTGTTGGCAGACGGCGCACCTAGTCATCGAAGTCCTCAAGGTTTTGGGCGTCCCACTCAGCCCAGCGGTCTTCTTTCTCACGCAATTTGCGGAGCCGGTTGAGGATGTCCCGTTGCCCGAGGCAGTAAGAGGCGTAGCAACTGCCGAGGGTCACCAGTGCCAAGAGAAGGCCCGCCGTGGCGCTCATCGCACAACCTCCACGCGGCTAGGGACGCCGCCGAATTGTTGAGCGAAACGCTCCCGAGCCTCGAAGGCCGAGAACGCCCAGAAATACTCCCCGACTTTGTGCCGAAGGAAATTCAGCCCCTCGCAGTGCCAGAGTCGCTTTTTCATCGGGCGAGCCTCCATGCGATGACCGCCGCGATGGCGACCGGGCCGAATTTAAAAGCCGCGTCGATCGAGTAGCCGAGGCAACGGAGAAGAGTTTCGCAGTCCATCACGCGGCCCTCCTTTTGCGTGTTGGGACCGTCGTGCGGTTCGCGGTGGAGGCGTTCCTATAGCCCCACCAGTCGAGGAAGGACTGGCGGACAATGTGCCAGCCACCGCACCGGCCGCGTGGCATCGTCGCCGCAAATTCGCCGCGCCGGATATATTCACGAATGGATCGGCTTGAAAAACCGGAGAGGCGCTGAGCCTCCGCCATGTCTATGAAAGTCTCGGAGAGGTTCATGCTGCCTCCTTCTCGAGCTTCTCGATGAGTAGATGACGAACGAACCCGCTAAGGCTCATTCCGCGTTGATAAGCGTGCTTGCGCGCTTGGTTGATCAGTTGTGGCGGGAGTGAGATCCCCGCCGCTTTTGCTTTTTTGTTCTCCGGGACTGGTCTGTTAGCCATGCGCCAACAATTGCTAATTGTTGACGCATTCAAAGAAAAAAATGGGGTGATCACCCCAATGGCTAAAAATTGACAATTATTAGAGTGGTGATATTTTCTATTGACATGAATCCGAAAAAACCGATTTCGCGCAAATCCAAGAGCGCGGGAATCTCGCTAGAGCCTGATCTAATCAAGCGCTCCAAGGATTTCGCGGACAAGAATGGATTCGGCAGTTTGTCGAATTGGGCGCGTTTTTTACTCACGCAAGAACTCCGTAGGGCGGATGGAAATCCGAGCTACAAGCTCGAAGAAATCGGCAAACCAAACGCCGAAAAGAACGGTTCAAAGGGAAAAGTCCAGTCGGGTGTTGGTGTAGTGATCGAGCCGGGATCCGAAACTTCCGCTTCTGGTCACTCAATTCACGCAAAGAAAAACTCCCAGAAGACTGGATAGGGCAGGTTCACGATTTAACGCAAGACCAAGACACCCAAATGCCCGTCATGCTCTGGCCCGATTTGCTGGGGGGGGGGTAAAAGACTGATTATTATCTCTTTACTCTACCCTTGCGTAGCCTAAACCCTCCACCACGCCCGCCAGTCCGCTTTGCGAGACGGCACCGCGTAGGTTTTGAGAACCAGAGCCGTCGAGGAATGCCCGAGCTGATGCGCGGTCTTGCCAGCATCCTGGCACCGTCCTAGATGGTAAGTGGCGTAAGAGTGCCGAAGGGCGTTCTCGGGCAGCATGGCCCACGGCACCAAGCCCGCCTCATTCAAACGCTCGATCAAAGCCTCACGCTCCCGATAAAGCCGGAGAGATTTCGCCGGCACGATCAGGCCAGATTTTCCTTTAAAGAAATCCTTCCGCTTTTTCATCGGCTCCGTGAAATCCACGATGCGTTCCGGCAGGCCGGAGGATTGTTTCGAGACCTCCCGCCGAACCTCGATCTGGCCGGTCTTGGGATCGACATCCTCCCACCTCATGCGATGGACCTCGATGGACCGCAGGCCCGCAAACGCACCCAGCAAAAACCAAGCGCGCAAAGCATCCGACATCTCCGCATCCAGAATCGCCCGGAGTTCCTTCGCCGAGATCAGGGACCGCTTCGACTCCGCCTCCGGCGCAACCACCCGGCGAAATGGATTCCGATCCAGCAACTCCATGTCCACGCACCACCGAAAAAAACCAGAGGCATATCGATGCCACCCCGCCCGCGTCGTCGGCGCGCCTTGGATCTTCGCAAACACCCGAGCCGCCTGCATCGGCGTGACCGCCGCCACCGCGCCAGGGAATGCATCCAAAAGCTCTCCGCAAATCTTTTCCAATTTGTCCCTGTGCCGCTCCGAAGCCCCCGCCTTAGAGGCGATGTAATCCCGAATCGCCGACTTCATCGACATGCCCCTCGCCTGCTCCTCCGCGAGCGAGTCGGTCCCACCTTTCTGAAGTTTCTCCAGCAACCCCGGCCCCGCCGCCCAAGCCTCGGCCTCGGTCCGGTAAAACCGGCGAATGCGACGGCCAAAAATTTTCTGCGGGATCGTCAGCTTCCAAGGCGTCGAAGGCCGCTGCGGGTAAGGTGTCACAAGAAAGGCGCTCATGCTGTTGCCCAGACTTGTTGCCCGTGTTGCCCAGAATCGCAACTATTTTCTTCCAGTAGCCGCCAATAGCCGCCCGTTGTTTCAAGAAGCCAACCGCCCGCCGAGCCGCATAAGACCTAGCTCAAATCGTCACAAAGCACTCTGCCGGCGGCGGGACTCGAACCCGCACTCCGCTTTCGCGAAAACGGATTTTAAGTCGCTTTCTTGGGTTTGTTTTTCAATGACTTACGGGAGTGTTGCCCGTTGTTGCCCTAAAGAACTTTATTGAGAGCCGCTAGGAGGGCGGCGTGGGCGGCTGGGGAGCAGTCGTTTTTGCGGCCGGGGGCGATGTCGGCGTGGCGGAGGATGTTTGCGAGGGGAATGTTGTTTTCGCGGAGGATGGGGAGGAGGTATTCGACGGCGGAGAGAAGGGCGTCTTCGCTCAAGGGCGTTTGGTAGGTGTCGCCTTCCCAGGCCATGCCGATGGAGAAGCTGTTGACATCTTTTCGGCCTTGCCACGAGCTGACCCCGGCGTGCCAGGTTCGCTGGGTGGGGAGGGCGAGGGCGGTGCGTTTGCCGTTTCGGGCGATTATGCAGTGGTAGGAGACTTTGCTGACGGGATCGCAGCACCAGGAGACGCTGCCCGCGTAGGCTCCGCTCGTGTGATGCACGATGATGTGGGTGGGCTTGATGACGCGACCCGCTGAAATGTTGGGGGTCCGCTTGTTGGTCTGCTGATAAAACTTTGGCTCGGGCTTGAGGAGGCCGGAGGTTTTGGCGGGGGAGGTTTTGGGTGGCTTCGCGGGCTTCGGCTCAGGCGCGGGCGCGGGGGATTGTGCCGGCTTGGGCAACATGAAAAAGCGGGCGAGGAGCGAGAGCATCACTTGTCTTTCAGCGCGGGGATGGATTTCTGGAATTCGCCGAATGCGTTCCAGAGGTCGCGATTCGCGGCTTCGCTTTCGGTCAGGCGTGGCTCAAAGCGGACCGTTGCGCGGATGTGAAGCGTGCCAGCTTCACCGATGCGGTCGCCGAAAGGAGGCATCGGAACGGCCACGCACGAGGTCAGGAAGGCCATTGCGAGGAAGAGCCAGCCGAGGATCATCAACACGGCGGCGACTTGCTTGGGAGTCATTTTCCTTTTCGGAAAATGTTGATCGTGCCGACTAGGCCGAGGCCGGCGGCGATGATCTGGTTTTGAAGTTCGGGCTCGATCTTCACCCCGAGGGCGACGGCGACCAGGATCAGGCCGCGCCATGTGCTGTTTTCGCTGAGACGATCGAGGACAAAGAGGATTGCTTTCATTGCTTCGCGGCTGGGTGTCAAAGGCTCACGGGCGGTTGGCGAGGATTTGCTCGATCCGCTTGGTGCGTTCGTCGATGCGGGCCAATGTCTCGGCTCGGTCGGCGGCGACGGCTTCGATTTTTTGCAAGCGGGCTTCCTGCTTTTCGTTTTCGATCTCCACGCGGGTGACTTTTTCGGGGAGAATCCACCAAGCCTGGCTGATCGAAAATATCGTGGCGACGAGCGCCAGCGCGGCGATGGCCTCCCCGATGGAGAGGCGCACGCCGGGGCGATTGCGGACGGTTTCGGTAGACATTAGCTATTCGCCTGGGCTAAAAGATTCCCCACAATCGCAGTCGTCGCCACATTGGCGAGGCGCTCGGTGTTGAGGGCGTCGGTCTTAGCCTTGATCGCGGTGATGTCGCTGTTGGCTGGCGCAGTGTAGGCCGAACCGGCGAGGCGGGTGCTCACGGCTTGGTCGACTCGGGCCAACTCGACCGAAAGCTCGGAGCGGACTGCCGTGGCCACGGTGGCGGCGCTTGGGGCTGTTGCGCCGCTGACCGGGGCGTCGAGGCGAGCGAGTTCGGTGGCGAGTTCCACGCGCACCTCGTCGGCGATGGCGGCTGCGCTTGGGACGGTTGGCGCATTAGTGAGGGTCGTGACGGTCGCCAAGGTGCCGGATGGCGCGAGGCGTGAGCTGATGGCGGCGTCGATGCGGCCGAGTTCGACCGAGAGCTCGGTGCGGACTTGGGCGGCGATTTCGGATTCGGTCGGCACATCGGGCGAGTTGGTCAATGTTGTGACCGTGCCTCCGGTGATCTCTTTGGTGCTGGCGCTCCACACGGCGCTTGCCACGGAGGCCGCGCTCGGAGCGGAATCGGTGGGGATGCTGTCGATTTTTCCACCGACGCGCTCGAGGTCGGCGCGGACTGCGGCGACGAGCGAGACTTCGGAGAGGTTGGTGTTACCGATGGCTCCGACGATGGCATTGAGGACGGCTTGGCCGTCTGCCTCGTTGAGGAGCGATCCTTCGACTGCGGTGGCGATTTGCGCGGTGGTCGGGATGTCCGAGACTGCTGCGGGCGAGGCCGGGATGTTGTCGGTTTTGGCCTTGATGGCGGTGATGTCCGAGTTCGCTGGGGCGGTGTAGCTGCTGGATGGCAGGCGCGTGCTGGTCGCGGCGTCGAGGTTTTCGACTCCTGCGCGGCCGAGAACCCACAGCGAGGGGATGTGCTGGGCGTCTACGGTGGAGTCGCTGGTTTTGAAGATGGCGGCGTATTCGCCTTCCGAGGAATTGTTGGAGGTGAGCGTGTAGGAATACAGCCCGCCGCCGAGGGCGGTGGCGCTGCCTGCGGTCACGATCTGCGTGCCGCTTGGATTGTAGATGTCGATTGTGACGGTGAGGCCGGTTTTGCCTTGTTTCGACGCTGTGAAAAACGCCAAGAACTTTACGGAGGTGGAGACTTGTTCGAGCATGGGTGGTGGTGGGTTTAGATTTCTTCGGGTTGCGGGAGTAGTGGCAGGACGGCAGCCATGGGGAGGACTTCGACGAGCGGGAAAAGCTCGGCGGGGAGATGCGCGAACCCGCCGGAGTAAAGCCCGCCGGGGCCGACTTCGGTCAGCAAATCCGCGCAGAGCATTTTGCGGCCATCGACGAGATCGACGGGCGAGGCGACATGGCGCGGGTTGCCATGCTCGGCTTGGACGGCGGCGAGTTGCGCGGCAAGTTCGAAGCTGAAAACAAGCGCGAGGTCTTTTGCGGTCTCGTAGCTCACGGGCTGTTGGATGAGGTCGGCGAGTGTCATGGGATGGCGGCGGCGAGCGCGGTCATGAGGTTGGATACACGGGTGTCGAGGGCGGCGAGGTCGAGGTGTTCTCCGATGGAGTAAAAAGATAAGCGGCCGTCCGAATAATTGCCTGTTGTTCCGCGCCTATAAATGTCAATAAATAAAGAGGGAGGGGGTTCCGATGCGCGTGAAACACTTCCGCTCGAAGAATTATATCTAATCTGTATATTTGCAGAATTGTTTCTTGAAGCTGCAAAAAGCCCTGTATTTAAAGAAGGATTTGCAACTAATGATGACTGCCCGTTGAGCCTAAAAAAATGACCGCTCGGGCTTGAACCTAGCTGCGTTGTGGCAGAGCTAGTAGCTATTCCTAAAATAAATCTATCGACAGTTCGAGTTGGAATTTGAGTGTAAAAGCCTGCCACATGCTTGTTGTTTTGCGGATCAACAGCGTTGTTTCTGTTAGAGTTCAAATATTTAGTTGTGCCGTTGCCTTTCAAACCATCGCGTCGGCTGTAATCGCTAGAAACAAAATTAAAATTAGTGGGCGCGGTTCCCACCAAGGGGATCAGCGCACCGGAGAGCGTGCGGGCTCCAGCCACAATGCACGAGGATTTGATCGCGCTCCAGATCCCGTCCTGTTTTAATCCTTTAAAAAATTGGTCGTAAGCAGACTTGACGCCATCTTCCAACGCTTGGCCGTCTGCGGTCTCGACGGCGGCGATATACGCCAACGCATCAGGATCAGGCGGCAAAATCGTCGGCACGCGGAGGGGGGAGAGTTGGCCGTAGAGAGGGCTAAGCATAATTCAAATTCCCCTTGTTTGACCACGCGCCGGTGGCGGAGGCTTCTTGGGATGTTGTTCCTGCGGCGTTGAAGATGGTGCGGGAGATTTCCCAGTTCGGGCTGTCATACACCGAGCCGGAGGATGGGAAGTCCGCGTAGAGGAGGAAGCCGAGGAAGGTGGTGGTGCCGTCGGCAGAGAGGTCGAAGGCCCAGACGCGGTCGGGGGCGTCTTTGGTGCCGGCCAATTTATACACCTCTCCCGTGCTTGGGTTGCGCGAGTAGATGCGTCGGTCGGCGTGGTTCACGCAAATCTCGCCAAGGGCGAGCTGCGAGGTCGTCGGTATGGCTGAGGCTTGGACCGACTTTTTCGGAATGATGGTTGGATTTGGCATGGGCCTTTTTTTATTCAGCGGAGATTTTTAACTCCCCCGCTTGGCGAGGCGGCATGGGCCGCCCCGCCGGGGAGTGGTTGCGGTCTTAGTAAGTTCCGCCGTCGATGCTGGCCTCGAGGCTGTCCAGGCGTGCGTCGAGCGCGTCGTCTGCACTGGCGCGGGCTGTTGCCTCTGCCGTGATATTCGTCTGCAAGCTGGTGTCGGCAGAAGCGCGGGTGGTGGCTTCGGCTGTGATGTTCGACTGCAGAGTCGTGTCAGCGCTGGCGCGGGTTGTCGCCTCGGCGGTGATGTTCGACTGAAGGGTCGTGTCGGCGGCTGCGCGTGCGGACTCTTCGGTGTTGATGTCGGCCTCTGCTGCGGTGACGCGGGAGGCGAGGGCTGTCGCGGCGGACTCAACGGTGTCGATGCGGCCACCGAGGGCGGTGTCGGCATTCGTGCGGTTCGTGACTTCGGCTGCGAGAGCGGCGTTGTTCGAGGTGACATACCCGGCAAAGGCTGTGTCGTTAGTCGTGTCGACCGAATTGATCAATGTGACGATCTCGGCGAAGCTGTCCTTGTCGGCATCAGCGGCGGAGAGAATCGCATCGATGCGGCCTTTTTCCGTGGCGATCTTGCCGTCGAGGGTTGTGTCCGCTGCGGAACGAGCGGATGCTTCGGAGGTGACAGCGGCGGCGCGGTCGATGATCTCTTGAGCGAGGTTTGCGGCTACAACGCCTTCGGCTGCGGTGGCGCGGCTGATCTCGGAATTGAGGTTGCTGGTGAGGGTCGAATCCGCTGCGGAGCGAAGCGAAGCCTCGGCTGCTACGGCGTCAGAAACGAAGGTCTTCTTTGCGAAGATGTGCTCGCCGCCGATTGGCAGGACGCCTTCGGCTGTGCCGATGAAAAATGACTTGTTTGTGGAGTCGAAGGCTACTTCCCCGACTTGAAGCGACACCGGCGAACCGGAACCGCGCTTGATGCGAATGATAGGATTGGGCATGGCTAATTAGGTGTTGGTGGTGGTTGGTTGGGCTGTTCGTGGGTGGGTGAGTTGTCAAAAATTGCCCGCGTCGATGATCGGGATCATGAGTGCGTAGGCGCTCGCGGAGGGTGACCAGCGGTAGGGCATGCCTTCGTCGAGGGCCATGTAGAGGCGGTCGGGTTTCCCGATGCTCGGAAAGCTCGAGCGGCTGGGGTATTCGACGATGACGGCGGGGAGCGTGAGATCGAACGAGGAGAGGTCGAGCGTCTGGGTTAGGTTGCTTTCGGTGATCTTTGTCATGCGTAGACGAGAGTCTCCCGGTTGGCCCACGAGCCGACGGCGGTGGCGGTGGCGAGGATTTGGCCTGCGGCGTTGAGGGTGGATCGCTTGACGGTCCAGGTGGTGGCGGTCTCGGGCAGGGCTGGCGCGGAGGGGCGGTCGGCGTTTAGGAGGCGTCCGCTGTAGGTGGTCAGGCCGTTGGCGCTGATGTCGAATGCGTAGATGTAGAGCGTGGGATCGATCGGCGGCTGGACGGTGCGGAGGCCGAGGGCGGTGCAGGAGATCTGCATTCCGACGGCGGGCGCGGAGTCGAAGGTGATCGTGCCGGTGGCTTCCGAAACGAGGTAGTCGGTGGTGGGGGTTTGCGTGACGCCGTTCAAAGCCACGAGGACATGCTCGGGGTCGCTGCTGACTAGGCCGTCGATTGGGAAGGTGGTCGTGGCGCCGTCGCCGATGCGGACGGTGGTGTTGATTTGCAGGCCGGGTGCGCTGGAAATGATGTAGCTCGAAAGGCCGGTGATCTCGGTGGCGGCGTGGGTGTGGACCGTGTCGGCTTTTGAGAGATCGACCCAGAGCTTGAATGCGGGCGAGGTCGATGGATCGAAGACAGCCCAGTAGCTGCCAGGCGGTGGATAGCCGGGATTTGGCTCGCCGATGCGGATGTAGAGTTCGCCGTTGAAGGTGACGACTTGTCCTGGGAAATAGTCGGCTCCGTTGTTGTAGGCACCTTGGTAATCGACTGGCTCAGGCTGGAGGGCGGTGTCGGCCTTGGCTCCTTGGGCGGCGGTGGCTTTGCCGTCGATCTGGGTCTGGAGGGTGTTGATCGCGGCGGCTGCTTCGGCAATCGAATCAAGCGCGGCAGGGTCCAGATTCGCGGTTAGATAATCGATCCGCGTCGAGAGCGCGGCATCTCCTGCGATGCGTGCATTTTGCTCCGTCGTGAGATCGGCGCTGCGGGCGATGGTTGCCGCGAGGCGGGCGTCGGGCAGCGTGCCGGTGGTGAGGAGCGAGGCATCGATGGTCGGCGGCGCGGCGGCGACGACGGCGGCCGCGAAGTCGGTGATCTTTGTGGAAAGGTGAGGCTCGGGCGGGAACTCGGTGGGCTTGCCGGTGATGCTGTCCCAATCGGTGGCAAGCGGCGTGACGGTGCCGGTCGAGTCGATGGTGGCGAAGTCCCCGTTGGGCAGGAGATAGAGTCGGCGGCCGTGGTCGGGCTTTTGCGGAGCCTGCGGGTCGATGCCGAAATTTATGAATCGGACGAGTTGCTGGCTCATGGCGCGGTCGGGGCTGGCATGAATCCGATGCCTGCGGAGGTGTTGAATGCAGCGATGGCCTGCGCGGTGCGCAGGGGCGTCATCCATTTGGTGTTATCGGTTCCGGCTTCGGCTTCGGCTTGGGTGGCTTTGCCGTCGGGGAGGCTTTGCGGAGTCTGCTCGTCGCCAAGGATGACGGAGTTTTGAATCTCGACTTGCAGGGTCGCGGTGCGGAGGGCTTGCGTGGGGGCGGTCCACTTCACCTCCAGGAAGGCGGCGATGCTGGCTGGATCGGAGGAGAATGCGGCCTCGACCGGCAATGTATTCAGATCGAGAATTGTTTGGCCGGGCGCCGCTAGAGCGAGAAAGTTAGAGTCGGAGAAGGAGGACTTGAGGGCGACGGTGGTCTGGGTGCCGAGGATGGGATCGACGGCCACGCCGTTCTCGACAAACACGACCTCGATTGGCACCTGGTCGCGGCGCTTGAGGACGAGCGTCTGGAGCGCGACATTCGACGCGGCGGACTTCACGAACCGCCGGTTTTTTGAGTCTAGGAAAAGTTTCATGCCGCTCGAGGAGCGGCGGACTGTCAAATCGGGAGGACTTCCGAGCTATTGCTGGAGCGGTTCGGAGACTGGTTCCCATTTGCCAAGGGGACAGCGCTCGGTTGCCATTCGCAACTTCGCCCATGTCGAGCACCCGCACTTGCGGCAGCGGCCGGTGTTGTTCAGCGCTTTCGCATCCCACTCGGGGCACGCTTTGCACATTGCTTCGCGGGTGGCAAGTGCTTCGGGTGGGGTGGTCGCAAGGCCTGCGCGAGCGAAATTAAAAGCGGAGCTTCCGAATTTAGCTAATGTGCGAGCACGAAAATCAATGATATGTTGTGGTATCACGAAAAGACAAAAGTTGGAGGAGTGACATCTGGGCCAAATCCAAAATTTTCCGTATGTGCAGTAAATTCGACTCCATTTATTGTATACGCGACATCTGCACAGGTTATTGGGAACGGAGCGTCGGTTGGGCAACATAACTCGGCAGGCCCGCTAGCCATTGTATTCTCGAAATTATCAGCCCCGAATGAAAAGCAATTTGTTAATGCCGACAGCGCGCAAGTATAAAAGGTTGCATCTGGAAATTCTCCAATCTGAAAAACGGCAAAAAATCCTCCGCCGCTTGCGTTAAAAGTTGTCGGCGAAGCCCCATTACAAGTGCCAGTTGTTGCATTTCTCATCGTTTGCAATAGGTCTCCACTTATAGCCGTATCGCACCCGCACCCCCCACAACACGCGCACTCGACAGCGCGAAGGCCGCCGCCGGTTTTGATTTTGATGGCTCCGGAGGATGTGCGGCCGAGGGTCATTTTTTGAAGTCAGAAGGATGAAGGATGAAGGATGAAGGATGAAAAATCTTTCCGGTTTCCGGTCTCAGGTTTCCGGTTTTGCATCAGCATTCCTCCGTGGCGATCCATTCGAGAGAGCCGTTTACCGCGCCGAGAACATGGGTGCCGCTGCCCGGCACGGCGGGGATGCGGAGTCTTCGACCTACATGCCCACCAGGGCCACTTGTTTTTTCGACAAGAGAGGGGTCCACATCAAGCGCCACATAAAAAAAATTTTTGTCTAAATCTGACCCTTTTAAAGAATAAGGATAGCCGCCAGATGCTGGGTTTTTTGCAGTCTTGGCAAGAGCCTCAAAATTTACCGGGATATTTATCATCTAGTTAGGAATGGCGACAAAAGTAGCCTCAGCGACCATTTCAAAAATGAACTCTATTTCCTCTAAACTGCCATAAGAATTTAAAGATATATTACTTATGTAGTGTCTTTTAACTATTGGAGTGCTTGAAGGCCAAGAGAAGTCGCCACCAGGGTTATATCCAATAGACCCTATTACATCAGCTAGGTTAATTTGGGTAACTGGAGTGCCATTGTAATTGTAAATATTCATTACTGGCATTACAGGCACATTCGTATCTCCAACATTTCTAGTAATTTTGCAAGCTGCAGATTCAAAGATAAGTCCGACTCTATCGCCGAATACAGTAACATTCCCGTGCGTAAAAAGGGTTCTCACCCTATCAGGGTTTAGGTTTATTTTTATTTCCTGCGCGTTAGAACTCCACAACCCGTAACCGGTGGCCGTGATGCGCTCGAAGCCCGAGGTGTCTTTTGAAATTGTGGGGTCTGGAAAAATATCAATATCCCCGATTGAGGTCGGAATGTTGGTGGGAATGGCGGCAGAGCCCATGGGGCGAACCCACTCAGCTGTTGCATTTAAAAGGCCGCTTTTGAATTTGTTCTCGGTGACGCTTTGTAAAAACAGGTTGCTTCCGGTGGAGTAGATCGTCATGGCTTAAACGGCGAGGGCTGGGGTGGGGAGTTTGCGGTTGAGTTCGCTCATGAGGTTTTTAATTTCAGTGACGAGCCCGGTGAGGCCGGAGGTGCCGCCCTCGCTGCCACCGCCACTGCCGGAGCCGTCGAGGTTCATCGTGATCGGCTCGGCGAGGGCGGTGCGGATGGCGGCGATGGAGTCGGCGGCGTCGAGGGTGAGCTTGATGGCTCCGGCGGAGAAGGCCGAGAGGGTTTCTTTTAGCGGGTTTGTGTCGCCATCGAGGGGGACGGTGGCGGTCTTGGTGGAGAGGTCGGCGATCTTTTTCTCAGCGGTGCTCGTGTCGGCGTCGGCGGTGATGGTGGCTTTTTTGCCGTTCGCGTTAAGGATGGCGTCGAGGGCTTCCTTGGCGGCTTCGGCGTCTTTCACTCCGAGAGATTCCACGATCATCTGGGTGCGTTTTTCCCCGACGACGCCGTCGAGGGCGTCTTGGAGTTCATCCATCTTTTCGAAACCTTGAGTCTCGAGGAGGGCTTTAGCGGTCTTGGTTCCGGCGAAGCTGTCGAGCTTTACCATGGCGCGGTCGATGTCGGTCTCTCCGGTGATCTGGAGGGCGAGCAGCTTCTGCGCTTCGGTGGGGATGCCTTCGAGGTTGGCTTTCACTTCTTCCAGGCTGCGGGCGCCAAGGGTCTCGAAACTGGCTTGGAAGTTCTTGTTGATCGTCTCCATGTTTTGGAGCGTGGCAAAGGCTTCGTTGATGTTGTCCTTGCCCGTAATCTCCAAGGCGACGGCGATGGCTTTCGGGTTGGAGTTTGCGGAGATTTCTGCTAGGAGGTCTTTCCAGCGTGTGTCGTCCACCGTGGTGGTGATGGTGACGACGGCCTCTTTGTTGCCGATGCCAGCGGCGGCGTTTTTGGCGTTGACCATGTTGGTCGCGAGGCGTTCGGCTTCCTTGGCGTTGTTTCCGACGAGCGGCAAGTATTCTGCCGTCAGCTTTGCGATCTCTTTTTCATTATCCAGTTTCTGCTTTTGCGCTTCGAGAGACTTGACCAATTCCTCGTTGCCGCTGGCCTTGGCGGTGTTGATTTGGGTTTCAAGTTCGATGAGGGCGACAGCGTTGGCTCTCTCGGTGGCGGCGGCGGCTTCGGCGTCGGCCTTGATTTTGGCACGCTCCTCTTTTTCTTTTTCGAGTTGCTCGGTGGACTTGGCGCGCTCGGCGTTGGTGGCGCCGACTCGCGTGGCGATTTCGGCCTCGATGTCGGCGACTTTTTGGGCCTGTTCTCCGGTATTGAAAAACTCGGTGTTTGCTTCGGAGAGGTTTTCTTTAAAACGATCGACGCTCCCCGCGAGATTGGTGCCGATGTCTTCGGCAGCGAGTTCGGCGGCGATGGGGATGCGTTGCAGGGCGAGTTCGGCGGAGGTGGCTCCGGCCTCGGCGCTCTGTTTTAGGCTTTCGGCCATGCCGGAAAACATTGGCCCCATGCCTGCAAAAGTGTCGGCGAGAGACCCGGCGACTTTTTCTTTCACATATCCGGCGACGAAATCGAAAGCCGACTTGATGACCATGAGCGTGGGGCCATCAGAGCGGAAAACATTGGCGATGATTTCGGCGACGGTATCAAAGGCGGCCGAGAAAATGTTGATGATCGAGTTGCCGGTCTGCATGACCTGGAGTTTTGCGGACTCGAAGAAGGCTTTGAATGCAAGGCCGAGTTCGCCGACTGAAATGGCATCCACGGCGCTCTGAAATCCCGACATGGCTTTCTCGCCGCCGAGGAAGGCGTCGGCGAGGTTTTGGCCGATCTTGGCGGCGTCGATGCGGGAGAGGGCCGAGGTGATGGCGTCGATCGCGGGGAGGGCTTTGTCGAGGATGCCGGCGGCGAAGTCTCGGACTTTTTCGCCGATGGTTTTGAATCGGTCACCGACGGCGTCGAAGGTGGCGTTGCGGCGGTCCATGATCTCGGCCATGGAGCCGACGGTGTCGCGGGCTTCGCCGAGTTCGCCTTCGAGATTGGTAAGGAGGGGCAGGAGTTCGGCACCGGATTTGCCAAAGACTCCCATGGCGGCTGCTGCGCGCTTGGTGGGGTCGTCAATCGAGTTGATGCCGGAGGAGAGGATTTTAAATTGCTCGGTGGGGAGCTTGCCTTCGAGTTCGTCCACGGAGACGCCCATGGCGGCGAAGGCATTGGCGGCGGTGCCGGAGCCATCGCGGGCGTCCTCGATGTTCTTCTGCATCTTGGCGATCGAGGAGCCGACTTTCTCCGCGCCGATGCCGGAATTGTCGAAAGCACGCTCGAGGACGAGGAGCTTGCCTGCGGTCTCGCCGGTGGAGGCGGAGAGGTCGGAGAGGCGGCCGCCGAGGTCGAGGGCGTCGGTGAAACCTTGGATCGTTCCGCGCACGGCGGCGAAGGCGGAATCAAGGACTGCGGTGAAGGCTTTGGCAGCGACTTGCCCAAGGCCGACGCCAGCAACAAACTTTCCAAACCCCATGCCGCTCTGCTCGCCCATTTTCTCGCTCTTGTTCCCGGCGTCTTGGATGTCCTTGCCGATCTCTTCGACTTGCGGGGATGCGGCAGCGAGCTTGGCGTCGGCTTTGCCTACAGCCTTCTCGAAGGTTTCCATCGAGATTCGGCCTTCAGAAAGATGCTTTTGGAGTTCTTCGACTTCTTGGTTGTAGATTTCCGTCGCGGAGCGGTTGGCTTTCGTGATGGCCTCGGCTTTTTTCTGTTCTTCCGATAGTGCCTTTGTTTCCTGCTCGGCTTTTTTAAGGGAGGCTTCGAGTTCTTCGTTGGCGCGCTTGGCTTCTTCGGTTTGCGGGGTCGCGGCTTTGAGCGCGGCCTCGGCTTTATCTATGGCGGAGGCATAGGTTTTTTGAGAGATCGCCCCGGCATCGAGGAGCTTTTGCAGCTCATCCACGGTGTCGCTGTAAACCTCAATCGCAGTCCGATTGGATTTGGTGACGGCCTCGGCTCGGCGAGTTTGATCTTCAAGTTCTTTGAAGCTCTTTGCCGCTTCGCTGACTTCGCCGCCGAGCTTTGCGAAAATGCCTTCGGCCGTTTTGATCTCCCGCATCTTTTGCGAGATTTCTTGAAAGGACAGGGTGCCGCTATCGACCTCGCCTTGCAGCGAAACCATCTGGTCTTGGATGGTCTTTAAGGTCTTCTCGAGCCCGACATCCTTGGCTCCGAATTCTACTGAGACATCGGCCATGGCGTTACGCGGCCTCCTGGAGTTTGAGTTTTCTCTTTTTCAAAATCGTCTCCATTTGCTTTTTCATTTTGCCAGCGACGATTGAGAGCCCTTGGAGTTTTTCGGTTTCGCGGAGAACCTTGTCGGCATATCGGCAGGTGTTTGTCAGAACGACGGTGGGAGAAAAGATGTTACCCGTGCGGTCTTCGACCGTGCCGAAATTGTAATCTCCAAGATGCCGCGTGACCCATCCGGGAATATCTCGAGTCATTGATCCAGAGACGACTTTTTTCAGCTGCTTGGCGCAAGCTGCCCAACCGGATTTGGCTAAGCCTGACTTGGCTTGTTGGGATTTCACATAGTCCGAAAGCGTGGTGTCTGGGACGAAATATTTATCCACAAACTTCCATCGCCCTATGTTTCGCGTGCCACTGCCTGCGCTGGACATCCTGCCGTTTTGAAAAGCTCCCTTGTGGATTTGGCGTAAGGTTGCAGCGGTAGCGCCATCAAGAAAGTGCGCGGTGTCGGTGCCATAGACGGTGCCGTCTTTTTTTACAAAAAGCCGGATATTTCCTGTCTTATATCTCTCGTAATTTGAAGCTACGAAAGCCGTGAGTGTAGAAAAGATGCCGTATCGTTTTTTCCCGCCAAGCAGGTCGCGGGCGATGGCTGCTTTGCCTACTTTGTCGTCTTTACCGAATGGCTGAGTGCGGCGGGCAAATTCGACACACAGAAGCCGAGCATTCATGTGGACGGCGTCGGGGATCGTGGTCTCACGAATCGTCGCGTAGTCTTTCATGATCTGCTCGAACTTGAGGTTTTCGAATTTGATTTTGGGCATCTCAGGTCAGGTTCTCGAAAGCGGCTTCTATCGCTGCGAGGGAGTCAAAATCGGTGGCGCGGTTGTTTCGTCCCCAGACTCGTTTGCGCCCGTGCGCGAAGTCGTCGGCGTGGAGGATTTGAAGGCCGGCCGCGAACGGGAGGTCTTCGAGGATTTCGCGGAAGCCCCAGCCGGTGGTCTTGGCGATGCGGTAGACATAGCTCGCGAGCCAGCCGGGGCTGTTTAGTTTCCCGCCGAATCCTTCGCGCCTGGCTGGCTGGAATAGCTGGCGAAGTATTCGTTGGTGCGCTCGAGGCACAGGCTTTGGAGGTCGGCGATTTCTTGGGCGGAGGGAGATTGCTTTTCCATCCAATCATCGACGGCAGCGGCGAATCGGGGGAAGTCATTCACGACGGCGCGGACGGAGGATTTCGGCGCGCCATGGATGAAGCCGAATCCGCTTGCTCGCCACATGATGTCCATGTCGGTGGCAAGGATTTTGCAGCGCTGCATCCATGAGATTTCGAGCGCGGCGGTGGGGCGGAGTTCCCAGCGGGAGAATTTTTGCGGGCCACTTGTCATGGCTTGCTCGCGGAGGACTTCGTCGTCAGTTTCGAGGGTTTCGTTCGTGGTGGATTTGTCGTTGTTTTTTTTCATAGAAATTTGGCGAAGCGCTTCTTGTCGGCTTCGGTGGCGTTCTCGGAGATCGAGACGATTTTCCCGTTGCGCTCGAAAACGAGTTGGCGCGGGGTGGCTTTGACGACACTGACGAGGGTGTCTCGGTTGCGGAGGGCGGCGATGAGGTAGGCGACCGGGTGCTCGGGGTTTTTCTCTAAGAAAATGTCGGCATCGCGGAACCACTCCATGACCTGGTTGGCCTGCTGGCCGCTGGTGGGATGGTTGGCGAGGAAGTGGAAGACGGTCGTTTCGTCGCCGGAATCGCGGCGGATGCGCGTGGCGGGAGCGGCGGGGTTCTCAGGTTCGAAGCCGAGCGTCAGGAGGATCGTGGCGAGCTTGAGGTCGCGGGTGCTGAAAACTGCCAGTGGTTTTGTCGTCATTTTTCGTAGGGAGCCCGGCGCGGTGAATCACACGCGCCGGGCGCTGGGTGCGGGCTTAGGAAGCAGACATCGAGGTCTGGTAAGAGCGGGCGGTTAGAGAGACGGTCTCGAACTGCTCGGCGGCGAAGTTGCTCGTGAGGCCGGTGACGATGGTTGTCGCTCCGAGATCCACGGAGCCTGGCATGGTGATGGTCAACGCGCTGCCGACCGAAGCGGAGAAGGTGCCGGTGCGCATGCCCTCGATTGAGATTTCTTGGATGGGCTCAGCGACCGCCACGGCGACAACGCCGCCTTGGTCGTCTTTGACCTCGGAGAGTGCGGCGGTTTCGTTGACGGAAAAGCTAGTGACGATAAGCCCTGTGACATCGGGCGTGCCGTATTCGGCGGAGCTGACTGCGGATGAGCGATAGAGTGTGGCGGCCATGGTGGTGGTGGAGTTGGGTTGGTGGTTGCGGGTTTCGGAAGGGAGGCGCGTGTCAAATGCCGGAGGTCGTGAACGCGAAACTCAGCGCGGCGGTGGTGACCCACCGGCCGTCGGATTGCGTGTCATCGACCGAGCGGAGGTCGGCGCCGGCGAGGGTCAGGTCGGGCTCGAAGGCGTCGGCGAGATCGGCGGCGGAAAGGAGGGAGGAGCGGAGGGATTCGGCGAGCGCGGCGTGCGCTTCGAGCGAGCCTTCGATGACGGAGGGAGTGACCAGCACGATGCTCGCGGTGGCTTTGTAGAAGCCACGGGCGACGGCTTCGGTGGATTCGCACCCGGCGAGGAGGACGGGCTGGTCCTGCGGGATTGTGTCGGCGCTCTGGCCGGTGTGGACGGGGATGCCGTCAAAGGCGGGTTGGCTGCGGAGCCACGCGGCGAGGGAGGTTTCGACCGGGATGTTCACGCGGCACCTCCTGGCGACATGGTGGCGAGGTATTCGCCGGGGGCGTGGGTCTCGCTGACTTGGCTGATGAAATAGGTCTTGGCGCTGAAGGTGACGGCTTCGCCTCGGCGCGGTGGCGATTGCAGGTCGGCGGCTAGGAAGCGGATCGAAAACTCGCCGCCTTGGCGGAGTCCGCCGGTCTCGAGGTCGAGGCCGATGGAGACGGGGGCGAGGCAGACGACGATTTCAGCCTGGCGAAATTTGACCGTGGTGCCGTGCGCGGTTTGGCGCAGTTGCGCGGAGCGGAGAGCGAGGGCGTTGCGAGCGGTGGGCGACACGACACTGGGGCCGTGTCAAAAGATTTGCTCTCACGGAGGCGCGGGGACACGGAGGGAAAAAAAAGAAAAGCCCCCGGCAGGAGTGAGACTGCCGAGGGCTTTTGCGGGCGAGGAGCGCGGTGCGGGCGCTTTGCGGGAATTAGTCTGGGATGATGAGGGCCATCGTGCCAGCGGTGAGGCCAGCGGCTGCGCCGAACATCACTTCAAGCGATGCGATGAGCGAGCGGGTGCTCTTGTCCGAATACACATTGTAAGAGACGGTCAGGCCGATCTGGTCGAGCGTGACGCTGTCGCTGACGAGGTAGTCGTTGTCGGCGAGGGCTGGAACGCCTGCGGCCATGACGAGCGCTTCTGGCGAGCACGCGAAGCCTTTGAGGCCTGCTTCTCCGCCGAACGCTGTGGCGTAGTGGACGCCGTTTTCAAATCCGTAAGCGCCGTCGCCGAGATTGAGGGCGGTAGTGCTGGTCGGGATGAGGTTCGAGTAGATGACGGGAGAGACCACGAGGCCTTTGCGCATCGACTTGTGGACGCCTGCCCAGAGTTTGGGAAGGTCGCCGGAGGTCGCGGTGATCGCGCTCTCAGCGGATTCCACGACAGCCGCGCCGAAGTTGGCAACGGTCACGGGAGTTGTGGCGAGGGTCCAGATTTTGTCGGCGATCGCGTCGACATTGATCTGGATGAGGCGCTCCAAGCGGTGCGCGCTCTGGAGGTCGCTGTAAGCGAGGCCGAAGGGCTGATAGATGTGGTCGAGGACGACGCTGGCTTTTCCGAGGGTCGTGCCGCCGATCGAGTTGAAGGTGGTGGGGTTCACCGATGTGGACGCAGTCGCGGAAGCAATTGGCACATGGATGGTGTCCTTTGGCTTCTTAACTTCCGAGCTGAAGTCGGAGGCGAAGAGGTTGAGCGCGGAGAGGCGCTTGCTGAGGACGGTTTTTGTCTGGGCGGCGATGGAGTCCGCAACCAGGGCTGAATCGATTGTATTGGGCATTTTGGTGGTGGTGGTTTGGTTGGTTTCTCCTTGGCCTTATGCCTTGGAAATTTTGGAACGGTGCTGCCAGATGGCGGCTTTGTGTTTCTCGAAGAGGGCCGAGGCGGTTTTGCGGTCTCCGGCTTCCACGGCGGCGATGTATTCGGCGACGGGGTCGGAGGCTTCGGGGCTGGCGTTGTCGATGACTGGGACGACGCGGGCGGCGGAGAGGCCGAGGCTGCGCTCGAGGCGTTGCAGGGCTTCGCGCTCGGTGTCGAGTTGGGCCTTGTAGCTGCGGGCTTCGGCGAGGGCGCCGTCGCGCTCGGCGAGGGCGGCGTTGTATTTGGCAAGGATCTGGTCGGCGGCGGCGATCTTGGCGACGGGGGTCTCGATGACTTCGGGCTCGGGGGTGGGCTCGGCTTCGAGGACGGGCTCGGCGGCGGGCTCGGCGGCCGGGGCTTCGACAACTTCGGGGGCGTTTTCGCTGACGACGGTGTCGAGGATTTCGACCTCGGGCTCGGCGGCGGGTTGGGTTTCGGCTTGGCTCTGCATAGATTTTGCCTTGGCGAAGGTGTCAAATCTCTCCCTGAGTTGGGCGGGGGTTGCGGTGGCCGCGGCAGCGACGCCTTCCTCGATGGCGTCGGCGAATCCGAGGGCGACGGCTTCTACGGCATCAAGCCAGGTTTCGGCGTCCATCATCTCGGCGATGCGGTCGGCCTCCATGCCTGTTTTCCGCACATAGGCGTTGCGGAGGGAGTCTTTGAGTTTGTCGAGGAGGTCGGCTTCGCGGCGTAGCTGGTCGCTGTCTCCCATGCTGACGGTCCACGGGTTGTGGATCATGAGGAGAGCGTTGTCGGCGATGTAGACGGGAGCGCCGGCCATGGCGATGACCGAGGCCATGCTGGCTGCGAGCGCGTCGATGTGGACGGTCAGACCGCCTTGGTGCCGCCGGAGGGCGTTATAAATGGCCGTTCCCTCAACCACGGACCCACCGGGCGAGTTGATGCGAAGGTGGATGTGCTGGCCGTCGAGCTTGCCGAGGTCGGCGAGGAACTCTTTTGACCCTGCGCCAAAAGCACCGACTTCATCGTAGAGGTGAATCGTTGCCGTGCCGTCGTTGGATTTTTCCAATGCATAGAATTTGATCATGGTGTGGGTTGGGTTGGTTGGGTGAGAGCTTCGGCTTGGGCGGGGAAGACATCGCCGAGGTTGAGTCCGAGGGATTCGCATTTTTCTTTGCGGCGAATGTAGGCGCTGAGGATGTCGTCCTCTTCGGCTTCGGCATCGAGGCCGTGGAGGTTGCAATAGCGCTCCCAGCTCATGTAACCGGAGTCGAGAAGCTGGGCGTAAAGCCTGCCATCTCTGCCATTATCGACCGTAATTTTTCGCGGGGCGACGAACTCACAGCGCCACCAATCATCTCCAGGGTAGGGCAAACGCCCGGCTTGGATTTCTTGGTAGATCCAGAATTTCCAGAGCGGCCGGCAGAATTGATCGATCAGCATTTGCTGGAGCCGCTCGAGGAAGTTTTGGGCGACTTCGAGGAGGCCGCGAAATTCGGTGCCTGCGCTGCCGACGAAGATCATGAGTGCCTCGGGCGGGAGGCCCATGCCTCGGGCGATCTCGCCCATGATGGTGCGGATGAATGGCTCGAAGGCTCCGGCAGGGTGTTCGTTTTTGAAGGATTGGATGGACTCGCCGGGCTTGAGGCGCGGGATGAGCGTGCCGTTGTAGAGGGCTTCGGTGCTGATCTCTTCGCCGTTGGGGCCGGTGATCATTTTGCCTGCGCCTAAGCCGATCTTTTGGGCTTCGTTGCTGGTGACGACAAATCCGATCTGGGCGCCTGCTTTGGCGGATCCTTTTTCGTAGGCGAGATATTCGACAAGGTCGTGGCAGTTGGTGATCGCGTTATGCAGCCACGAGACTCCACGGGGGTATCCTGCCCGGCGGATGTGCCGGAAGTGCAGCATGTCGGCGGCTGGGACATCTTGAAATTTTCCAGAGGCCCGGTCGGTAATGACGCGATAGCTGACGGGGGCGTTGAAGCGGTCGAGAAGAACGCCGTCGAAAGCGCGCTCGTTGCTGTTGGCCGTGGATCCGACCGCCTCGGCGCCGATGAATCGGACGCGGGTGCCGCCTGCTTGGGTGGAAAGAAATTGCGCGAAGAAATCGCCGTCGCAGGCGACTTGGCGGAGGATGAGAGATTGCGCACCGTAGAAATTCACCTGGGCGCTGGCATCGAAAGCCCACGCATCACCGCAAGCGCGGTCTTCGAAGGCGCGCTCGGCTTGGCGGTTCCATGCGGTGTCGGAGGTGCGGGCCTTGGGGACGATGCCGGTTCCGACGGCGCGCTGGGCGAGGTGTTCGATGAGATAGGAGGCGGTGCCGAAATTGTTGTAGAGCCAGCGGGCGCGCTGCATGAGCTCCATGCGAGTCCGTGGCGCGAGTTCGCGCTTGGGCTCGTAGGTATTCATGACAATCAAGCTCCGCTCGCGGGAGTGCTCGGCACCTTCAAAGGCCGCTGCTTGGGGGTCTCTGCGCGGTCGGCCGGCACCGGGGCGCGGACCACCCCAACTTGATTTCTTGATTTTCGGAGCCATTGACTCCGAGGGCCGTGTCAAACGGGGGTCGTGAAAAACGAGCGGTCGAGCACCGTGCAGAGTTGCCGGCCGTTAGGCTCGGAGAGAATTTCTTCGAGGGCTTGGAGGAGGAGCCATTTTGGAAAGGAGACCTGTCCGCTTGAGGCGGTGCCGTCGCCGCTGATGGATGTGATCGTGACTTCTTCGGAGGCGGAGAGAAACGCCGCGTCGGCGAGCGCTTGGAGTTCGGCGGTGGTCTTGGTGCGGCGGAGGTAGGATTTGACGCCGCTGATTTTGTCGAGGTCGGTCACGCCTCGGCGGGCGTGTCAAAAGGGGTATCTCCCGCAGAGGCGCGGAGACGCAAGGGGGCGAACTGTCAAGGATTCCTTGTCAGTTCAGATTTTCGACTCGATATATTTCCCGCGTGATTGGTCGCCTCGGGCGCGGTCGAGCTTTGCCCATGATTCGGGCTGCATGGAGACGCTGCGCGTGACGGCTGTCCGGCCTTTGGCGTTTTTTGATTTCGCTCCTTTGGGGCGGCCCGATCCTTTGCGCGGGCCGCCGTGGGTGGTGGGTTTTTTCATTCTATGTCCCTCTGGAGATCGTTGATTATTTCGGCGGCCCATTGAGCGGCCACAGCGTCGATGTCATTGGCGTCAGTGCATTCATAGCCTCCGACCCCCTCCTCGAGGTCGAGAAGGATTCGATCCTCTGGATAGATGTTAGTGAGTGCTGATCCGTAGGTGATGCGACCGCTGTCGCCATCCATGAGGATCGCGGGGTTGTGGGGTTTGGCAACGCCGTTTTCGGCAATGTCGCGGATAGCGGCTGCGAGTGCATTAGTTAATTGGTCGAGTTGGATTTTCATTTTTTTAAGCGGGTGGATTTGAGGTTGTGGGCGATGAGGATTTGTTCGGATTTTTGGAGGGCAAGGGCTAAGTCTTCAAGCGTGCTTTTCAGTTCTTTGCCGAGGATCACAAGGCAGGCCAGCGAATTGTAGAGGCTTCGGTCGTTGGTTTTCATTTTCGTTTTGGTTGGTGGCGCGGGGATCGAACCCGCGCCGGGTGGGGTTAGGCGGCAAAGTGGGCGGGGCTAAAGGTGGCGTTTGAGCCGCCATGCTTGGCGTCGCGGGCAATCTTTAGTGATCCACGAACATTGTCCTCATGGCGCAGCCACGCGGTATGGCTTGGTTCATACTGGTCAAATGTGTAGCAGTTGCCTTTTGTAATTACTCCGCCGGGATTCCCGTTAAAGTCGTAGGCGAAGAGGTTAGTGATGCGTTCTGATTGGTTCATTTTGTCGTTTTGGTTTTTGGTTTTTGTCTCCGCCGTGGTGGCTTCGATCTGGGATGACAATCTCACCAACTTGATTTCTCGTCAACAACTTTTTTTCAAGAAAATGAAAATAATTTTGAAGGCTTGCGGAGCCGCTTAAAACCTAGCTCGGCGGGCGGGGGTCGTTTCGGTGAGCGCACCGAGATGATCAGTTTTTCAAGATGTGCCAGGCGACATGGCAGAGTTTCACGGCGTCCATGTAGTGATCCTGCGCCACGGATTTCCAGACGAACTCTTGGCCGGTGGCGGTCTTGCGGGGCACGAGGCGCTGGCCGCTCATACCGCGAAGGAAGTCCTCGGTGGTGTCGCGTGGGATGGCGAGCGGGGGCTTGCCGTTGCGGATGCGGTCAATGAAGAGTTCGGTTTTGATGGCGTGGTCGACGAAGGTGTAGAGCACGACGCCGGGGAAGTCGTCGATGACGGTGCGCCCGATGCGGCTGCCGAAGGTGGCGCCGGAGCCTTTGGCGGCGTGCCAGAATCCGGCGCTGACTTGGCAGGCGGTGTAAACGCGGAAGGTGGCGAAGCCGGAATCCATGAGGCCGCACTCGGGGCGGACTTCCTGCCCGCTGGGTGTGCGGTAGATGCGGCGGGGCGAGTCGGCGAGGAGGTCTTCGATGGTGAGCGTGGTGCCGTAGTCGAGGACATAGCTCTGGCCGTTGGCGTCGAAGGCGACCGTGGTCCAGTGCTGTTTGTCTTGGCCGATGTCGGCGCAGGTGACGATGTGCGCTGGCTCGATCGGGCAGGTGCCGCGCGTGTAGTCGCCGCGCAGGCTGAGAATGTTGGCGTCGCCGATGCTGGTCTCGACCTGCTCCCACGGCATGGCCATCGTGCTGTTCGTGAAATCTTGGAGGCCGTTGAGCGTGTCCTTGTCGCGGAGGAATTTCACGGCGAGCGCGCCGAAGGTGCAGGAGCGCCACGGCGCGTAGAGGGAATTAAGGTGGAAGCTGCGAAAGCCGCGCTGGGCGCTGGCGTTTGTGGCCTGCCATTTGCCGTCTTGGAGGGCTTCGATCTTCTGGCCGTCGTTCCACTCGCCTCCGCACCGCTGGCAAATGTAGCGCGCGGATTCTTCGACGCGGGCCATGTTCCACTTGCCGGCCACTTTCGCGTCGGTGTCCCACTTCACCTGTTCCCACAAAAGCTCGATGCGCTCGTGGCAGTGCGGGCACTCGAGCATGAATTTTTCCTGCGTGCCTTTCTGGTATTCCTGCCAGATCGCGCCGTCGGGCGTGGTGGGCGTGCTGGTCTTGACGCGAAGCGCGCCGACGAAGGACTTGGTGCGGTTCTCTGCGAGGAAAAGCGCGGAGGTTTCTTGGTCGGTCTCGCGGGCGAATTTGTCCACCTCGTCCATGAGCAGGAGACCAGCGGGGCGGCTGGCGAGGTTCGCCGGGGAGTTGCTGCCGACGAAGACGAGCGAGCACCGCGAAAAATGCTGCTCGAGGTTTTTGAATCGGTGCCGGTCCGCTGGCTTCTGAGCGGCGAGCGTGGCGCTGTCGTCGAATAGCGGGAGCCAGCGGGTTTCGGAGAACGATCGGGCGAGGCCTTCGGTGGGCATGACCCACACGACCGGCTGCGGCTTGTTGACGATGCGCCAGGCGGTGCCTGCTTGCACCATCGTGGTCTTACCGGTCTGCGTGCCGAATACGAGCACGAGGTCAGAAACATCGACATCGCCGAAGCACTCGAGCGGCTCGCGGAGGTAAGGCGTGAGGCGTGTCGAAAATGCTCCGGGCATCTGCGTTTGCCGCTCGCTCAATATCACTTCGTCAGCGCACCACTCGGTGACGGTGCGCCGGTCAATCGGTGCGTAGATCGAGCGCAGGTGTTCGCGTAGGGCTTCGGCGGCGGGAGTCATGCGAGGCGCTTGGGTTCTTTGCCGGTGGCATCGACCCATCGCTGGATCGCCACGGCGACATAGGCGGGGCTGATCTCAATGGCGCGGCATTTGCGACCAAGCTGCTCGCAGGCGATGATGGTTGTGCCGGAGCCGGAGAAGGGTTCGTAAAAAATCGCGCCAGGATTGAATGAAAGCCTTTCAATGAACCAGCACCACAATTTCACAGGCTTAGGGCATGGATGGTCAATGTCGCCAGAATTTGCTGGCGTATTCATATCCACTGCATCTGGTCTCCCGCCGTTGCCTGTCGCCAAAGACGGACACTTGCCGTAACATAAAAATGGTTGCCAGCAATTAAAACCCCAAGACGAACGCAGTTGACCACCACCGTAAAACCAACACATCACCCAATCTGCCTCAGGATAAATCCAAGCGTTAGTCACACCGGGCGAAAATACGACGGCTTTGCAAATTTTTCTGGCAATCGGCAACCAACCTTTCGCTAACTTTTCAAGATTCGCCCGTGAATCGTCGTGCTGGTCATAATTATTTTTCCCGCTTTCTTTGCCTTTCCCTAATCCGTATGGCGGGTCTGTCAGGCAAACATCAGCATTCTCCCCACCCATCACCCGATCCACATCCTCCTTCTTCGTGCTATCCCCGCACAGCAACCGATGGTCGCCAAGCTCCCAAAGCTGCCCAGGCTCGACGCCCCACTTGGCGCGGAGTTCTTCGGCCTTGTCGATCTGCGGCTCGGCGTCGGCGTCCGAGGTTTCGGGTTCGTCCGCCATGTCGAGGTCGGCGAGGTCTTCAGCGCCGAATCCGATCTCGGCAACATCGACATCAAGAGCGGCGAGATCCGCCAGCTCGAGCTTCAGCATTTCCTCATCCCACCCGCCGCCGATCTCGGCGAGGCGGTTGTCGGCGAGGATGTAGGCTCGGCGCTGCGTGTCGGTGAGGTGGCCGAGGCGGATGCAGGGGACGGTCTCGAGGGCGAGGGATTGAGCGGCGAGCACGCGGCCGTGACCGGCGATGATGCCGTTGTCCTTGTCGATCAAGACGGGGTTGGTGAAGCCGAATTCTTTTATACTTCCGCACAACTTTGAGATTTGAGCAGCGTCGTGCTTTTTCGCATTTCTGGCATAGGGGATGAGGTCGGAGGTTTTGAGGTGTTCGATGGTCATATGGCTTTTCGGATGATGGTCGTGAGGTTGTCGGCCCACTCGGCAAGGGTGGCTTCGATGGTTTTCTGCGGTTGGCCGTGCAGCCGGGTGGCGAGGGTCTTGGGCATGACTTCGAG